CAAACCCGGTGATCCGAGTTTATCGCTTAATTCGTTTATGCCCTTGGCAAAATTAATGGTGCTGGTGACAACACTGTTTATCTTTTGCCCCCATTCCTTTATTGCATCGGCATCCATCGACTTTTGAAATGCCTTAATGGATGACGTTATTTTATCAACGATGGTATTAAATGACGGCGTAAACAGCTTGCCGAGAATGACCTGTGTGTCTGAGAAGTAACGCTTTAAGCTGTTCCACTTCTTGAGCGGCGTATCCATTGCCGCCTCGTATGTGCCGAGTATCTTCTGCCCTTCCGCAAGTACGGCGTTGGTGCGTGCTTGTGTCTTTTCGTAGGTGGTGAGCTCAGAGGCTGAAACACCTAGTTGAGCGGCAAGTTTCTTGTAGCTTTCCTCAAAATTGACGTTGATGCCGATGTTTCTGAGGACTTCAACCTGTGCCGATTGGATGCCATGCACCAGTTTGGTATACGCCTGTGAAGAATCGATATTGCCGATAACGGCGGCGTTTTGTGCGACCCGTGCAAGGTCGGTTGATTTGCCTAAATCGATCTGTGCCTGGACGAGCTTGGTAATATTCTGACGGCTCTCGATAAACGAGATACCGGTCTTGCGGAGTGCTTCCTCGTGCTGTTGTAGTTGCTGTGCCGAATATCCGGCACGCTTGCCGACTGTCACCATAGCAGCGCCGAGCGTTTCATATCTGGCGGCTGCGTTAGTCGTTTGCTTAATAAAGTTACCAATGGCGGCAGTACCAAACGCACCGGCAAGTAGCACACCGGCACGCTTGGCAAATTTCTGGATGCCGCTTTCTGCCTTCTTCAGCCCTTTGGTATCGGCCTCGACCTTGGCGTATAGTGTACCAATATCTATCATTTAAACGCCTCTGCGATGGACATGAGTTTCTGCTTCATTTCGTCGGCGGTCTGCGTCTTCGGTTTTTCTTCTGTCGGGAAGAAGTCAGACGGTTGCCACTTATGCGGTTTCCGTTTTTTATCCCCGAATATCTGCTCTATTGCCGACATAATTACCGTGCAAATCATCCCAAAACGGTGGTTGTCCTGTTCATTGCCAAATGGTTCCAGCCGATAAAACGCTTCCCATTCGGCAAGCTGTGAGGCGGTCAGTGCGTCCAATAGATAGACCGGGTGCGCTATGCCAAGCTCTCGGCAGAGTCGGAACTGGAACCGCCGTCTTGGGCGGCTGGCAAGTTTTTTGCCATATCCTCTACGTCCTCATCACTCAGCCCCGACAGCTTCATGGCAGCATCTGCAACCTTGCCGATGACCTTTGCCGATTGCTTCTGCAAGTCCGGTACATCAAGCTCAGTAAAAACACGCTTGCCTTCTTCATCGACAACACAGATAGACACCACCTTTGTCCGTAATCCCTGCACCTTATTAGACTCGCGCATGGTCAGCACGAACTCGTCAAACTCGTCACGCTGCGCTGCGCTCATTTCCTGCACGGTGACGAACCCGCCCCACTCCGGTATTTCAACGTCAATCGTCTTTGGTTTCCGCACCTTCCGAAAATCCTGACCTGATAATCTCTGCATGGTTTTCCTCATTGGTTATTGAGAGGTGTTATGAACTCAGCGTGACTGCACCAGACACCTTGATTGATACGGTGGCCGTTACCTTGTCATCGGTCGTAACGCTGACCGACAAATCAGAGACGAACCCGGCAAATTCAAGAGTCGTTGCGCCAGAATCAGAAAGGACAATCTGGTAGTTGACAACCGAATCGCTCTCGAAATCGTCCTGCATATCAACGAATCCGTCACGGGTGAAGTTCATGTCAAGCGACACAGAACCGCCGTCACGGAATGAGCCGATAAACTCACGATAGCCACCGGTAGAGTCCAGGCTGGTAACGTCGATCTGCTCCCGGCTCATGTTCGGGCCGTCGATGCTGTTTATCTCGGCAATGGCCGTGAACGTCTCAACGCTTGCGCCGTTGCCTCTTTTAAAAGTTGTTCCTACCCCTGCAAATGCGTTGCTCATGGTATCCTCCTATGAAGTACGCTTAATTGCCAAATGGCATGTGAATACTGGTCTGTTGGTCGAATCAAAGCCAATACAGGTCGGCTCGTTGATCTTGAAAATGAGTATATATTTGGTTGCGTTTATGGTTGCTGATGCCTTATGAATGACACCGACCACCGTTGCAATGAGGTCATAAGCGGCTTTGTATCCTCCGATGGTGCCGCGAACCATCACCTGCAATCCTGGGTTGTCTATATCAACCACACCGCTTGCCGGTTCCGGTGCCGTTCCTGCGCCGTCAATGAGGCACACGGACAATCCAGCGCTTTCTGGTATCTGACCATAGAAAAGGTTGCTGCCGACTACCAGCGACGTATCTGACGGCATATTTGTCACCAGATACGTGCCTATATCTTCAATCGGGCTTTTCATTAAAACCTCGCATGTTTTGCCAGGATTCTCAGGACTCGCGGCTGATTCTTCCGCACCGCCTTGATAAGAAACTGACTCCCGGTATTCGGTGCGTTCCAGTTGACCGGGCCGGTCATTTCATGCACATAAAATGCGTAACTGGCAGAGTAGGCAACCACCGCCGAATAACTGTAGCTGGCCCCGGCAACCTCCTTGTCCATTTCTGCCCTGCTCTTGGAGTGGTCGGCTTGCATCTTGACCACATCAACATCGCCCTTAAAGTCACCGTGCGGATTGTCGAATTTCCAATCGGTGACCATGACAAACGCCGATCCTCTGAGGTTGCCAAAGTCAATCGGTGTGTTGCGTACCGAATCGGCCTTAATAACGAGCGCAGACTCGGTGAGTCCTTTCTTGGTGTTAAACCGAATATCACGCACCGCCTTGTTGAGATTCTTTAATACCTCGGTGGTGCCGCTCAGTTTCATACCAGCCATGCTTTCCTCAAGAATTGATTGGCCGTCTTGTCCGGTATCTTGGCAAAGCCGTCTATCGTGTAGGCGCCGTTGCTGTCCGGCAGCATATCACTTGTTAAATCGGTGAGCGTGCCAAGCATCATGCGCCCTTTGATTTCAAAATCAGTCTCGGAGAGGATCACCGCACGAGATAGCTGCTCCAAGTATGTGCCTTGCGTGGTGACGTATTTCTCCTGCTTATCCGTCCACCTGACCGCCACTTCAACCGGTGAGTCGTAAGTGTAGCCGCCCCACCCGTCAGCGGTAGGATTGCCCCAATACACAGCGGTCTGATTTAATACCTTGGTCAGATTCATAGTGTCGGCGTGGTCAGCAGGTTAAGTGAGCGTACAGATACAGACTTTGCCATGCCGTTCTTGGCAATGTCGGCCAGCGTCCCAGACGTATCGAGCAGGATTGCCGTCTGTCCGTAAAGGGTAGCTTCCAATCCGGTGCCGGTCTTGCCCTGATAGGTGAAGGACAAAACGTCTATCTTCTCGGCCTGGACTCGTTGGTCTTTAACAGAGAGAAAGTGCGCCGTGATATATCGCTCAATTTCCTCAAGAATCGTGTCGCTCAGTCCTTTATCAGACAGCGTTGCCGTGACAAACAGGTTGGCCGTGGTAATAAAGGTATCGATGTCCGATAGTGTGGTATCGATAATCTCAAAGACGGCTGAATCGGTGGTGCGGGCCATTATGAAGCCCTCCTGTAGAGTGTCGGGTCAACAAACGCCTTGACCAGATTATCGTTGTATACAAGCCCGAAACCTTCAACAAACTGGCGGGCATAATCGAAATCACCGTCAATCACCCTGGACGGCCAAAACTCGGTTACGTCGAGGCCCGCCTGTTGCATCTCGTCAAAGCGTTTCTCATGCTTGGCAACCCATTTCAGCCAGCCCCGTTTATCTGAGTATGCCCGCATGAAAGAGGTACGCAGACAACTTGCGGCGATGTCCTCGGCATTTCTGCGCACCACCACAAACTTTGCTTGTGGAAAGGCCATGTGCCAGAGCCGCCAGACAAGACAAATCTTTGCGCCCTTGTAGAACCATTCGCCGTCAACGTATCCCTGACCCTGCATTACCACGTGGATACGCTTGCGCCATGCGTCAGCCTGTACCTGATTAACTTCAAATATCTGCCGATTATTGGGCAGTGGCCGTTGGCCGAGCGGGTCAACACCGATCTTTTTCAAATATGGCTTGACGATCTCCTGCCGGATCACCTGATTTTCAAACATACCCTTTTGGTTGAAGCGGTTCGGCCCATACATATCGCCGCCAAACGCTCCGCAGATATGCAAAATGCCAGCCGTCAATGACGTTCCAGAGCGGGCGCAGCCGGTGACTAAAATCGGGTCTTTCAAACCATGTCCTCCAATTTGACTCTCGGAAATTTGTGCAGGTTTCCAGCCGGTGTTGCGTTCAATATTTCAAGGCCAAGGCGCTTGGCATCGATAGCGATTTGATCCCAACATTCCAGAAAACGGCGATATGGTGACTTCTGCCTTGCCCTGCCGGTGGTCGGGTCTATATGCGGTACTTTCGGGTAATCTGTGTGCCAGTTCCAGCGTCTGCCTATCCTGCCCATATCAAAGCCGAGCAGCACAATGCGCCTTGCACCGAGCCAATAGGCAACATTAATTGCTGATGCTCCACTGTTACCGTTCCAGCAGATAGACGATCGTGACTTGTCGCTGATACCGTGGCGGCTGATCCTGCCCACATTAACCGGCACATATCGGCGGTTCGGTACAAAGTCAGGATATGAAGTGTAGAGGATTCCTCGGTACTTCGGCAGTTTGTTGATATTCCAGTTATACCACCGACGATCTCCCGAATAGGTCACCTGGACTTCGCAGTCTGTGATTTTGTACGCTTGATTAACACCGATAACTTTCTTTTCTCGTAAAATTCTAAGATCATGATGAGCAATGCTAGGGCCGCCACCAAGAATGAAAGCAGTAGACTCAGGCCACATTTCTTCAATACGTCCATAGCTCACCTCTGATTTCTTCCAAAGCGGCGTATCCCACGGCCTCGGCAGACCATGAAACAGTATGACCGTTGTTCCTTCCGGTATGCCCTTCCTGCAATCGCGTTTATACGAGACAATGCCGGGGAACACCGATTGCAATATCTTCGGCGTAACCCGTTTCTTGCGAAGCACCATTTTGGTATGCTCCTGCTCACCGCCCCTGTACCTCCTGACCCGGCTATAATCAAATGACTTGTAAATACACGACCAATCGCCGTTATATGCCATGATGCCGCTGGCATAGTCGTTCTTCGGGTTAAACGCCTTTATCATCCAGAAATCTTCTGGGCCGCTGTCAAGCGCCACTTTGAACAGCCCGTCGATATTGTCGTGGATAATGGTGTCGATACCGGTGACAATCGTTGGCCCCTTCTGCCGAAACACTTCCGGCACCGCCCACCAGCCAGGAGCATCACCTAGCAACGGAATGGTCTTGACCCCATCAATGGCTGTGTCCGAGTAGCAGACAAACTCATGGTCTATCGTCGTGTTTTCACGAACCTGCCGTGCCAACTCCTGCACATGCTCCGGGTAGAAATCACCACCAGAGCGCAGCACACAGGCAAAGGTCGGTATCATAACCACTCACCCATTGGCACGGTTCCTATTTTTGTGGCCCTTGGCGCAATGCTGAATATCTTGCCAAGCAGCATATCTAAAAACCTTGGCATACGAATAACACAACGATTACCCCACACCTCACCAGCCGGGACGTTTTTGGTGACCAGTGAGCAGGCGTGGATAAAAGCGTTGTTCCCTATCGTTACACCGGCAGCGATATAGGCATTGGCACCAATTCGCACACCTTTGCCGATCTTCGGGCCAATCAAAATCTTTTCACAGCGTCCATGATTGGCAATTATCCGCTCGTTGCCCATCGATACACACGGAGCAATAAAGCAGTAGTCACCAATCTCAGCGTCTGCTGTAATGTGGCACTGGCTTTGTATGGTCGTATGCTCTCCAATCTTGGTATCACGCTCTATAACGACCAAATGCCCAACCACCGAGTGAGCTCCAATTGATACACCGTCACGGATAACGCAGTTGTGGTATATCCTGGCAGTCGGGTGGATAAACTCAACATTGTCTATCACTGTGCCGATGCCGGTATTTTCTACAACCTCGGTCAGCATACGTCCTCAAACCTCACCTGCGGTATTTCCTCAATTGCCGTATCCGGTGTTGCGTTGAGGATTTCCAGCTTGCACGCTTTTGCATCCCGTGCTATCTGGCCCCAATGCTTTAAATAGTTCCGGTACGGATTCACGAGGTTGCCCTTGTCCTTTTTGACTTCATAATCGTTGTGCCAGTGCGTCTGCTCACCCTGTATCTTGCACTCAAATCCGAGCAACACGACCCGCTTTGCACCAAACCAGTAGGCGAGGTTGATGGCAGAAGCCCCACTGTTGCCGTTCCAGGCGATGCTGTTACGTTTAAAATGCCGTGTCTCGATCCCTGATGCCTTGCTCCTGCCGACCCATCTGACACGCTTCCATCTTTTGCTGTGCCGTGCCTCTTGAGCGCAGGTAACGATAAGCCCTCTATAGTCGAGGATGACTGGCATCTGGGACGGATACCACTGCTTGTCACCAAACCAGACCACATCGACCCACGGGCCGAGTTTATACGCTTGATTGACACCGATAACCCGCTTGTCGTGTATCCGTGATAAGTCATGGTTAGCGACAGACGGCCCGCCACCGATGATGTAGACGGTTGAATCAGGCCAAAGTTCTGGTATCTCCCACAGGTCATTCGTCCTCATTGAGCCAGTTCAAAAGGTTTTCGGCTTCTTCTTTTCTCAGCGCCTTGTCGTTTAACGGCTTGTCTGGGTTGTCTGGATTGATAACGACATACCTGCCGCCGCCCTTTGCCTGTAATACCAACCCGGTCGGCTCTATTAATTCAGCCTCTGCCGCCC